TTTCACTGCTGAAACACTAAGGAGGACGATATTATGACTATTCAGGAACTGAGAGAAAAAAGAGCAAAGGCATGGGACGAGGCGAGAAATTTCCTTGATTCCAAGCGTAATGACAGCGGTCTGCTTTCTGAGGAAGATTCTGCTGTTTATGACAAAATGGAAGCTGAAATTGTTGCTCTTGGAAAGGAAATTGACCGTTTGGAGCGTCAGGAAAAGCTGGCTGCACAGATGAATGCGCCTACTTCCAATCCGATTCTTGGAAAGCCTGCAAATCCCGAAATTTCGGAGAAAACGGGCATTGCAAGTAATGAGTACAAGACCGCTTTCTGGAACAATGTCCGCAACAGAAATTATGTGGATATTCGCAATGATCTTCAAATTGGCGAAGATTCCGAGGGCGGTTATCTTTGCCCTGATGAGTTTGAAAAAAGGCTCATTGAATCTCTTGAGGAAGAGAATATTTTCCGTCCGCTTGCAACAGTAATCAAGACCTCTTCCGGTGACAGAAAAATCCCAATTATCACACAGAAAGGCGAGGCCGCATGGCTTGAAGAAGAGTCAAGTTACAGCCTTTCCGATGACGCTTTCGGTCAGATTTCCCTCTCTGCTTACAAGGTCGGCACGGCTATCAAGATTTCAGAGGAACTGCTTAACGATTCTGTTTTTGACCTTCCTTCCTATATCGCTAAGGAATTTGGCAGAAGAATCGGTGCTAAGGAAGAAGAAGCATTTCTTGTCGGCGATGGTAAGGGCAAGCCTACCGGAATTTTCGCTGCGACAGGCGGTGCTGAAAATGGTGCAACGACTTCAACAGCAAACATCACATTTGACGATATGATCGAAGTTTTCTACTCTCTGAAATCTCCGTATCGTAAAAAGGCAGTGTGGATTCTCAACGAGCAGACTATCAAAATCTTGCGTAAAATCAAGGATTCCAACGGGAACTATATTTGGCAGCCCAGCGTTTCAGACGGTATTCCAGATACGATTTTGAACCGTCCATATGTCACTTCCGTTTACGCTCCGGCTGTTGCGGCAGGTGCTAAGGCACTTGCCTTCGGCGACTTCTCGTACTATTGGATAGCTGACCGTCAGGGACGTTCCCTTAAGAGATTGAACGAACTTTTCGCAATGAATGGTCAGGTAGGATTCCTTGCAAGTCAGCGTGTGGACGGTAAGCTTATCCTGCCGGAAGCAGTCAAAACTCTGACGATCAAAAAGGCGTAATTTTATGGTAACACTGCATGAAGCAAAAAATTATCTCCGTGTCGATGGCTGTGAGGATGACAAGCTGATTTCCGATTTGCTTATGACTGCGAAAAAGCTGTGCATGGATGTGGGACGCATGAGTGAGGAGAAGTTTGAGAGAAACGAAGATACCACCAGAACGGCGATGCTGTTCACAGTATCTTATCTATACGAAAACCGAAATACAGCGGATTTTCACAAGCTGACGCTTTCTTAGCGTTCCATTTTATTCGCACAGCGTGAAGGAGTGATTTGATGGAAATCGGGAAACTGAATCAGCGTATTACGATTCTAGAGCATAGCACAAAAATCGATAATATCGGCAATCACAAGGCTCAGTGGGACGAGGCATTCTCCTGCTGGGCTTCTGTTTCCGTGAAAAATTCGGCGGAAAACTCCGATAACGGCACTACAAAAGAGGTGCAGACTTTGCAGTTTATGATTCGGCAAAACACAATGACGATGGGAATTTCAACGACTGCAAACCGCATTTCTTTTCGTGGTGTGATTTATGATATTACCGGTATTTCGCCGAATTTTGAGTATCGTGACTACTTGAAAATCACTGCAGCAGCAAGAAAGGCGGGTGCGGAAAATGAGTTCTATTGATGATTTGGCAGACCTTGTAATGGACGGTTTGCGTGAATATTCCGAGCTTGCAGATACTGCAATGAAAAAAGCAGTACGCAAAACTGCCACTTCTGTCAGAAAAGAAATTTCTGAAAATGCTCCGAAACGCACCGGTGACTATGCTAAAAGCTGGGCAACCAAAAGGGTCACGGAGAATAGTCACAGTTTGCAAATTACCGTGCATTCCAAGAACCGATATCAACTTGCACATTTGATTGAGAAAGGTCATGCTAAGCGAAACGGCGGTCGTGTGGCTGCAATTCCGCATATTGCTCCTGCCGAGGAAAATGGAGCAGATTTATTGGAATCGCTTATTACAAAGGAGCTGTCATGAGTTACGAAGAAATCAACGAAATGATGCAGGAAATGGGATTGCCCTTTGCGTATCATCACTTCGCAGAGGGTGAAAGTCCTAAGCCTCCTTTTCTTATTTTTCTGTCACCGGGCGAAAATACTTTTTCGGCGGATAATATCATGTATCACAGCTTTAAAAAGCTGGATATTGAGTTATACACGGATGAAAAATCACCCGAAACAGAAGCAAAAATTGAAGCGGTTCTAAGGCATCATCAACTTTTTTACAACAAAATCGAAACATGGATCGAGAGTGAGGAACTCTACGAAATCCTTTATGAAATGGAGGTTTGATTATGGCTCTGAAAAAGAATAAGGTCAAATTTGGTCTTAACAAGGTACACTGGGCGAAAATCACGAGCTGGTCTGAGGATGGCGATCCGACCTTTGCAACCCCTGTGAGGATTCCCGGTGCTGTATCGCTGAGCATCGATGCCAACGGCGAAAATGAATCGTTTTACGCTGATAATACAGTGTACTATGTTATCAACAACAACGCCGGCTACACCGGTGACCTTGAAATCGCTCTCATTACAACTGACTTTGCAACGGAAATTCTCGGAGAAATTCAGGATACAAAGGGCGTGCTTGTGGAACGTAACGACGCTGAAACGGCACAGTTTGCACTTTTATTTGAATTTTGCGGCGACAAAAATCACATCCGCCATGTTCTTTATTGCTGCTCGGCAAGCCGTCCGAAAACAGAATCTTCTACCACGGAGGAAAGCACAGAGGTCAAGACGGAAACGCTGTCCCTCAAGGCTTCTGCACTTCCTGACGGTCTTGTTAAGTCCAAAACCTGCGAAAATACTGACGAAACCACCTACAACAACTGGTACAAATCAGTATATATTCCGACGTTTGCAGCAGAAAAGACGACTGCCGCTAAAACTTCATAAGGAGGTACAGTATGGCTATCAAGAAAAATATTACGATTGACGGCATCGAAGTTCCGTTCAAGGCGAGTGCCGCTGTACCTCGCCTTTACCGCCTGAAATTTGGGCGTGATATTTACAAGGATTTCTCCGCTTTGCAGAAGAACGTTAAAGAAGATGATGAGGAAAACTCCACCCTTGACATTGAGAGCCTTGAGGTTTTCGAGAATATTGCTTTTGTAATGGCCAAGCACGCTGATCCGGAGAACGTTCCTGATAATCCCGATGATTTTCTTGAACAGTTCAACACGTTCAGTATTTATGAAATTCTTCCGCAGTTGATTGAACTATGGGGGCTGAATACGGCTACACAGGTGGAATCTAAAAAAAACATCGCCAGACTGACCGCCCGATGACGACTCCGCTGTTTCTTCTGAGATGCAAACAGCTCGGTCTTTCGATGACCGAGCTGGATTTGCTGACGATTGGAATCATCAACGATATGTTTAGTGAACGAGAAAGAGATGAATATTCAGGCTGGACAGAGATAGCGGGACAAGATGATTTTGACCGGTTTTAGGTCATTTATTACGCAGTCGAACGGAGGTGAATCATCATGGCAAACAGAATCAAAGGCATCACAGTTGAAATTGGCGGTGACACTACAAAGCTGTCGAAGGCTCTGGAAGGTGTTAACAAGAACATCAAAAACACCCAGACACAGTTAAAGGACGTAGAAAAACTGCTGAAGCTTGACCCAACTAATACAGAACTTCTGTCGCAGAAGCAGAAGCTTTTAGCTGATACAATCAGCTCCACTAAGGATAAACTCACAACCCTGAAAACCGCCGCAGAACAAGCAAATCAAGCACTTGCAAACGGTGACATCTCTCAGGAACAATACGACGCTCTTCAGCGTGAAATTATCGAAACAGAAAACGAAATGCAGCGTTTGCAGACGGAAGCCTCCA